TTAGGATACTCTGCAAAGATAGTCAGAGCAATCATCATGTACATAAACTGCGGAGTTTCATATACTCCACCACCACTTCTGTCTTGAACAAGGTACTTATCAACGACTTGACGTAGACCTGCATAAGTGAATAGATAGTCACGATCATGATCGATGAAACTATCAGCTCGTACAATCTCTTCTTGAGAATATTTGTTAAAGACATCGTTATCGTAAACTTCAATATTTACGCAATTATAAACGTGCTGTTCCAGAGTTGGGAGTTCTTTCATTTTTCCGTAAAGTTGCTTACGGACAGAAAAAAGAAGGAGACGAGCAGCAACATATTGATAATTTGGATGATCCAAATCAATAAGATCAGAAGCACTACGGATCAGGATTTCTTGAATTTCCGCAGTAGTAATTCCATCATAAAACTGAATTCCAGAAGTCATTTCAACTTGACTTGCAGAAACACCAGCAAGTCCTTTACAAGCCTCTTCGACCATTAGATGCATTTTATCAAGGTCAAGAGACTCAATTCGACCATCACGCTTTTGTACTTTTGTTCCGTTGCTCATATTTTCTTCCATGTAGTAAATTTAAGTTTTGCTTCTAATCCAGAGTAAGTATTAGATTCTATCACATTTTGAACGTTAAGTCCAGATAGAACCATATCATTGATGTCCTTTTCTTTTATTGTTGAAGGCCAGATGACAACTTTTTGTCCGTTGTCGATAACACGGGAAATTCTTGATAAGATTTCTGAATTACGTGGTTCGTTATCATATATCCAAACAGGATTGCTGATACCCCACTTATCAACATCACCATCTGCACCACAAAGAGCAATCGAATTTGGTATGAAGGTAGAGTCAAATGGACCTTCTGTGATGTAGACAGTTTCGTTTTTTTGTATTTGATCGAGACCATAGATTTTTGGTGCGTCATCATTCAACATCACTGTAATGTATTTGATCTTACTAGGACCAAGGGATCTTCCTTGAAATCCTATGAGTGCATTTTGATAGAACAAAGGAATAATAATCCTAGGTTCATCTTTAATCGTATCATCGAAGACATCCTTGAAGGAATTTGTCCAGGATTTAAATTTATCTGCGTAATAAAATTTATCCGGATTTAATTTTCTACTTTCCAGATATTCTTTCGAATCGGGATTATCTGAAGCTTTTGGTAGATTCAACTTTGGTTTGAATTTTGGTGCTTCAAATTTAAAAGCGGGTTCTTCAGTCGTAAAGTTCTTTCCCGTTTTTCCCTGTTTAAATTTTTCAAAGGTATATTGTTTATGGGTATTAACGTCTACTTGTTTTAGAAAATTATTAAAGGACGTGTTTAACCCACAATTATGGCACTTAAAGTTTGTATTATTTTTTACTTCGTAAAGATACCCTCTTGCCTTGTTTTTATTTTTTTGCGAGTCTCCACAAATTGGACAACGAAAGTTATATAGATTACTCTTTACTTTTTTAAATTTTTGAAGTCGTGGAGAAATCAAATTGATGTACTTTACATCAACAAAATCCATAATCAAACCTTAAAGTTGCGTTGCTCTATTATAGATGCCTGAGGTTCTGGTGTCAAGATTTCTATGACACGAGTATTGTTCATTAAAAAAGATATGCAAGCAATTGCTCCGATTGCCATCCAAACTCTTTTTTCTATCGTTTGTACTCTTGACACAAGTGCGTCATAATCCCTGTCAACTTTATCACGGAGTTTGTCAATTTTAGCAAAGAGTACAGAGTCGGTTTCCTCTTGCTTAGAGATCCTTTCTTCATGGACCGCAAGCATCTTAGTTACATTACTATTTACTTCACTTAACTTTTCGATAGCATCATCTATCTTAACGATGATATCCTTTAAGTCTTCTAGTTTCTGTTCTAGCACTGCTACTTTAACGTCTTCTGCCATCTGAGGAATTGAGGTAATCTAACCAGAACTTTCGGACTCCACGACCACCAGACATATACTGTCTTTTTCTTTTTCTTACAGGAGGGTTATCGCCCGCTTCAATTGTTCCAGCAATTTTACCGTGACTTAAAGACATTGTTGGTTCTTCATATAAATGAGAACGAATAGCGTCTATAACTCGATCAATCTTCTTCTTTTCCATTATAGATTTTATATAGTTGGGATAAACAATAAAGATCAACCTGTATATCATGAATATAACATTTTGGGTACTCCGGTAATCTACCCAAAAATATAATAAAACTTTTCATAGCAGACCATAAGTTTTTTTCTATTTTGAAAAAAAGCATAGGGGTAGTTGCTTCACCAAAGATATTATAAAGAATGGTAAAATGATTTAATAAGAGATGTGTCTTAAGTTGACCAGTGCTCTTATATCGTTTCAATAATCTTTTTATATACTTAAAATGATTTAAATCTTTATCAAAATCCTCTCGCGTCACAGCTTGAGGATTTTCATAATTTTTAATTGCGAATAGAAGAAAGTTATCCTCATTCAACTCATTGAAAATCATATATTATCAGAATGGAGGATATGTTGGGTTGTTTCCAGTTGTAATTCCAGACATCGCAACAAGAACTTCAGACTTAACTCGTAAGTTTCCTTCAGAATCTTTATAAGTTGTGATTCCAACCCATCCAGCGTGGGTTAATTTAAATTTCGTTGCTCTAGCAGCTTCAGTTCCTGCATCTTCAATACCAATAACAGAAGTCTCACGTCCACCAGTTACTCTAGTAAAAGTGATTGTTGCAGCCGTTGCAATTCCAGAAGAAATTGCAGAAGCAAGAGAAACACTAGTAGCACCAACAGTAGCTACTGTTGCAGAGTTTGAACCACTGGTAAAGGTATCTCCAGCAATAACTCCAGTTAGAGAATTAACAAAAACAATATTAGTTCCAATACCAGCATTAGTTGTTGCGGCCGAAACTAAAACTGTAATAGTTTCTGTAGAAGATCCTGTAGACTGATTTAAGTGGCTATCAAGAACAGCAAACTTTGGAGACTCGCTGATTTGGAATTCAACCCCAGAAATTGCGACTCCACTCAATCCCGCAGTTGAAGCAATTGATAGTTGAGTTGTGCTTGCGATACCAACGATTACAGCATCACCATAGTGAACACCAAAAGCAGATCCAAATCTGATTACGTCACCCGTCGCAGCAGCACCCACTTGCCCAAAAGTAGTTCCGCTTCCCGTTACAATAAGAGTTCCATAGTTTAAAGATACTGTTCCTCCGGAACCCTTAGCATCATTATTTCCCCAGAGTGCCATGTCTTTTTCCGTAAAAATTATTTGCTAATAATATTTATAAAAAAGGGAGACCTCTACTTTTTGTCTCCCTTATACTTTAATATTGTTTTTAAAAAATGATTTGCTAAGTCAAGAATTCCATTTTCTTTAAATCTTTTTGTTTTTGCTAACCACTCTGACATAGTTAACAGTAGACCCAAAACAATGGTTATTCCCCAATTAGTAACCAAACAAGTGATCACTTACATTCTCTAAGGAGAGCAGTTCTTACTGTTTGTGCAAGTAGATTATCAATGTCATTATCAGTTGTATTCACATAACGCTCAAGTAGTTCAACTACAAGACGCTTAGTGTGGCAAGAATTCATAGCAGCGAGAATGAGTGGTTTTACAATCTCTACTAGTGCGCCCATAATGTCCTCCGTATGAGTGGATTCAGTTCTATTTAGAAATCAATCTGCTTCTAAAGGAAGTTTTCCACTTTTCTTCATTTGCATCTTCTGATTTTGGAGTTGTCTTTGCTTTTGTTGGAGCATTTTCATATTAGAAAGTTTTTGCTTATCTAACATTTCTTTCTTTTTATCAAGATCAGACCCAGAGGTTACAATTGGAGTTGTCTCCATTTGTTCTGCCATTTTCTTTGCCATCTTAGTGGCAGTAGCATACATTACTTCTTTACCGCGACCAGGATATCTCTTTTCAAAGTCTGATGCCTTTGATTTCATAGACTTTACAAGTTCTTCACGCTTTGACATCTCTCTCTTTGTAAGAGTTTTTTCGTCAATTTGTACTTGCTCACTTCTTACACTTGCAAGAAGATCATCTAACTTAGACTTTTTCTTTCCTTTCGATGCTGCTGTTTTTGCTTTTGGTGCTGCTGCTTTTTTAGTTGCTGCTTTTGGTGCTGCTGCAGGTGCTTTTGGTTTTGCTGGAGTTGTTGCACTACCTTCCCAAGGATCAGCAGGCTTTTCTACTTTTGCTTTTGCTTTTGCTTTTGGTTTTTGAGGGACTGTCGAACTGCCCTTCCAAGGATCAGCAGGCTTCTCTGCTTTCTTTTTATTTGCTGAAGGTGCTTGATAAGAACCACTACTCACCTTTTCCTTAGTACCAGCACCTGCTCCGCGATAAGTCGATGCAGTTCTAGTTTTTGTATGTGCTGTACTTGGTTTTTTATCACCACCTTCCATTTTGCGAGCAACACCTAAAGCACCTTTAGCAATCTTTCTTGCCCCAGTTATCACTGCTTGCTTTGCTGCCTTTTTAGCACCACTCATCTTACTTGTAAGTTTTTGTCTCGCAAGTCTTCCAACTGCCTTAATTAAACGACCAGCACCAGATTTTTTTTGATGTTGATATGGTTTATCGGTATCGTGACCATAAGTAACTGTTGCTTCTGTTAAAGCATATTCAATTGCTTCTTCGATATCATCTTCTTCATATCCTTCATCAAGAAGTTCATTATAAACACTCTCTACAATATAATCAACTTCATCAATTTCTACCATCTCAATCAAAAAACCACCCAGATCTTCTACAGATTCTTTAATGTCTGGATTAATTTTAACCTTATTTTCAATTTTCTTTTCTTTGATTGGTTTTGAATCTACATCATCATCCATTACCTCAAAAAGTTCGTGCCTCCAATTTGAGAAAGATTCTTTAGTTACCCTATTCTTGGCAATTGCCTTTCCAATAGCTTTACGACGCTTATGCAAATACTTATCCGACTTATCAGTATCGCCATCATTATCAATATCAGAATCTTCTTGACCCACAGGATCAAGTGCTTCATTTTTCATTTTCTCTCTTTTTGCCTTAGTCTTGGCAAGAAGTCTTTCTCTCGCAGCATCTTGCTCTGATTTTGGAATTGCTGTCACTGCACCAAGACGCTCTGCTGGTTTTCCTGGAACTGCCGACTCACCAAGTTCCCCCATTGCTTTTTGCTTGCGGATTTTCTTTGGATTCTTCGTCTTATCTGCGGAGTAGTTATTATCATTATCATCATCGGGGTCTACAGCACTACGATGTCTTGTGCGTCTTTCTGCATCATCCAGTTTTGAACGCATTCTTTTTGCTTCATCTGGAGAATATGTTCTACCACTGTTATACCATTCTTTACCTTCGTGTCCCCTACCTCTAGCTTCTGCACTTTTCTCTTTTCCAGCAAGACTTCTTCTACGCTTTTTGAATGCTGTTTTATCAAGTGGTTTATCGACTGGAGTAGGTCTTACACCTTCTTCAACAGCAGCGACCTGTTCCAGATACACTCGGGAAATATCATTCAGAGGATTGATAGACATTGTAATACTACTACTTCTTAACCTTATACTTATTTATAAATTCCCTAACTTGTTTATACCCACTATAAGGTTTTGCCCCAGTCTGAAGATTTGTTTTATCTCCCCTTCCAAACCCAGGCGTCATATCAGCGACGTGTTTAAAATATCCACCAGTTCCAACCAAAGTATTTGGTTTTCCAGGAAGTCTCATTTTTCTTTCCATTTGTTTTTCATCGTATTCCATCACATCTTTAATCCAAGACTTAAACATATATTCTTCTTGAGTTAGACAAATCAAATAGTTAGTACCTCTACGGATAATTTTTCCAACTAAACCTGTGTTTAAGTTTTCTACAATATCACCAATTCTAAAAATCTTGCCTTTAATGTAATTTTCACGAAGAGTTTCTGCATCATATTTTGGAGCAATCTCCCATAATGCAAAACTTTCCTTCTTGACTTTTGATTTCTTTACGCTCATTCCCTGGCGAACGGCATTAAACAGTGCTTGCGTTTCTGCATCATCAAGAGTTTTTGGAGTTCCTCTACGGAATGATTCAAAGTCATCTTCAACAACAGACTTTCTCATCTTAGATGCTGACATTCCCACCACACCTTCAGCATCAGCATCACGAACGCCAGCAGATACTACACGAATTAAGTCAAAGTTATAAAGATCTCCATTATACTTTTGAGCTAGATTTTCAAATTCTGCTTGACGATCAGATCCAACAACGATATTAACATTGTTATATCCATCTTCATTTGCAGTGACGAGAACATTAAAAATAGTTTTCATTTCTTCATCATTAATAATGTTCTCCTCAAACTCAGGGAACATCTTTTTCATATAAGAAACTTTAGTATCAGGATCTAAAGGATTTTTCTTTGGGTCTTGAGATCTTGAGGGATAAATCTTAATATCCCCACCAGCAGAAATTCTCTTTGCAGACTTGAGAAGTTTTTCGTGCCCTACTGTTGGTGGATTGAAGCGACCAAACACAACTGTAAGTGGTGGAAGTTCTTCTGCTGGTTGGTCTTCAGGTGCTTGTCCAGGTGCTGCTTGAGGTTGTGGTGCAGGTGCTGGTGCTGCTTGAGTTGATCGTGCAGTAGGAGGAGCAGCAGCGGGTTTTCTTTCTGCTGCTGGTTCCTCTGCCCCTTTTGGTCGACGACCATCAATATACTTCAGTTTTCCTTTTTCTGTTCTCGCAACAACTTTACCAGAACGATCCAACCATCCACCGTGACCGTCTCCAGTATATCCAAGTTTTTTCGCTTGCATTGCTGCTTGCGATTCTTTTGCTTCAGTTAGAAAATTGAGAAAACTTTTCATATTGATAAATCTTATACTTTTATTTATTAAATGCCAGTATCACCTATTTTTATTAAATCTTTAAATTCTGGAGTAATGCCAGCAAAAAATTGAGGGAAAGCAGAAAAGTCTCCTTTATACCTTAATTCAATCTCAAGAATGGGAGTATCTCCTTTTGATAGTGTAAAGAAAACTTTTGCAGCATTTTTTTGCGTCGTTTTACCACTATCAAAAACTAATTTCGTTTCTTGTTTTGATAATTTTGCCATAGCAATCATTATACTATTAATCCCCAAAACATTTGCATTACCTATGTTTGGCGACAAATTTTTATCTACTGTCCCCACACCTTCCGTTAGATAAAATCCAAACTCATACTTATCCCAAGTCTCCAACACATCTAAAAGATTGAGTTTCAAAGTTCTTGTTAATAAAATATCAGCAAGACTATCTTTCACTTGAGGATCGTTCATAGCATCGAGAAACCCTTTAAAAAGTGGATTTATTTTTCCAGGGGAACTTTGAAGTTTTTCATTAACAAATTTTCTAAAACTTTCCTGAGATGGAGTTGCTCCACTTTTTTTAATTAATCCATTTGGGTCTTGCAAATCAGATTCTGATTTCAAATTAATAAGAGGAATTTTTTCAATCTTTCCACCACCCTTATCTCTAATTACACGCATGTCCCACAAGATTTTTGCATCCTGCAGATTGTTTGGATTTAACTGAGAGATATTTTTGTTGCCCGCCACAGCAAATCTAGCTAATGGACCACCAGGTTCACATGCTTCTTTAATAAGTCCAGCAAAATATTTTATTCTATGCTGATTAATTTTATCAAGAACTTTTTTAAATTTAGGACCACTAATATATGCAGAAAACGCATTATTAATTAAGGTTGGGCTGGGGGCGTTTGCTTTTGGTTTTTTCTTCAAAGAAATTCCAACAAAATCATTTCCATTTAATTTTAAAATAACATCAGATGAATTATAATCAGACATTCCAAATGCCTTTACCTTAAATGGTTCAACATCCGGATGCCATTTATTCCCAGTCAAATAAACTTTTGATGGGATTTTATCTTTTTTAAGTTTTGATCTTGTTCCCAATACAGCAGAAATAGATGCTGCAAGATCTCCGTAAATATCCTCTGGTTTCTTAGATGATGTGTCAAGGTCAATAATCTTAATCATCCCGTTCTTAGTTGCATTTCCGGCAGCATCCAATACTTTATCACTCTTTAAGTTTTCAAGAGCAACAAAGTATAATTCCTTAAATTTACCCACATCGTTTTTTGCTGCATTTAAATCTGCAGTAGGAACAAATGATAAACCAGCATATAATCCTTCTGATGGTTCAAATGCCATTTATATACAAATACTCTTTCAAGTATTTATTATTCTCTATAGTGTTCTATAAAATGGCAGTTTGCACATAACACTTCACATTTATCAATCTCTTTCATTAAAGAAGAAAGTTTTCTCTGTCCTATTTTAGAAGATACATTAAATTCTTTATCAGAATTTATATGATGAAATTGAAGAACTCTGTAGTCATTATTTCCACATCTATTACAAGATAATGTCTTTTTATAATTCATAAATTCTTCTTTATAATCATCTCTTCTTTTATCCAATACCACTCTTTCACAGGAAAAACACATCCATCTATAATAATTTTGCCTTCCTCTGTTTGCAACTCTAAACTCTTTTATTTCTTTTGTTTGATTACAACACTTACATAATCTATGTGTCCCAAAATCACTCAATTCTTTTGGATTATTCTCATATCTAATTTTTAGACCTTCACTAATAGTTCTTGGTTTAATATCACCTCTATTCTTTGCTTTTGCAATAGCACCTACACTAATACCATATTTTTTATGCAAATCCATATAACCCAGTCCAGAGTTGTAATCTTCAGATATTATAGACCAATCATATACTTTTTTACCCATTTTAGAATAGCAACTCTACTACTCTCTATTTATAATGGAGTGTAAGGAAATCGAATCCTTATTGCTGGAATGCAAATCCAGAGTAATAACCGTTATACGAACACCCCAATAAAGACATTATAAAACCCCTCAACTAAAAAGTCAAGGGGTTAAAGCAACCTTCCGCAGTTATTTATCTGCCTGCTCTTTTATCCATTTTTTGATATGCTCTTCTTTGACCTTCCTCATGCCCAAGGGATTTAAGTTTTTCTTTTTCAGTAGCAGTTCCCTGATCCCACTTTTTGTTTATTGCCTGATGACTTTGTTGGGATTTTTTAATGTAAGCACGCAATTTACGATTTGAGAGTTCGTTAAGTTGCTCTGCTTCAAGAATTGCCTCAATATCTTCAAAATCTAATTCATTTGCCATCAACCACTCGGCTTCTTCCAGAGTTTCTGCATATCCTTCTACTTGGAGGAACTCAAGGACTACATCAAAGATATCAAGTTCTTCTTGACGAAGTGCTTTACGACGCTGCTTTTCTTTTTGTTTGGGAGACAGGTGAGCACCTTTTCCACGATTAGCAGAGGGGTCCCAATTTGGTCCTGGTTCAAATGTAATTCCACCCTTTCTACCAGAACTACGAGCAATAGCTGCTCTCGTAAATTCATCTCTGCTTGATGCTTCATCAAGTTGCTCAGGAGCATATACTTCAGAATATGCTTCCATCAATCCATTTAGATTTTTGGTATCCATTTTTTACAAATAGTTTTTTATTTATTTATAAAAAAAAGACCCCGAAGGGTCAAGCACCAAGAACAGCACCAATATTATCATCAAGTTGCTGAATAACTCTACGAATATCAGAGATACGAGGAGGAACACTTACTTCGTCATAAGTGTATCCTTTTTGTGCATCAAAGAGAATTTGGCGAACTGCTGCTGCGCAACGGGCATCCATTTTAACAGTTACTTGTTTTTCTTTACTCATAGATCTCCCTCCTTACGATTTTCGCTGCGATATACATCAAATGCTCCCTCTGGGTAGCGAGCACTCAGTTTCTCATAATTCATCTTGAGAATCTCTTCAAAGTTTGTATCAAGTGCCATACAGGCTTGTGCCAAATACCAACAGATGTCACCGAGTTCACGCTTTAGGTGAAAAGCATTTTCTTCATTATAAGGTTTACCTTGAAGAATAATTTTTTTAACAACTTCAGTAAACTCGCCCGCTTCAGCACTCATACCAAGAGCAGCAGTCAATAGACGAGGAACATCAGCATCATCATTTGCTTCAAGTTCAGTCATTCGTGCAAGAAGTTGTGCAAAATCACTACTTGCCGGACTTGTAGTTTGACGAACAAATTCAATATATTTGTTTGTATCAATTACTTGTGTCATACGTTTAAATTCAAAGGTTCTTGTTGCCTATCAGGCAAAATGTTTTGGGGAGGAAGTTCTTTATCTTTTTGTCCAACAGTAAATGTCACATTAACTGTCTTTGGAGTTGGTGGTAAAAGATGGACTTGATATGTAAAACCAGAATGAAGACTACAAATCATCTTTGCATCTTCCTCAGTTCCACATTGGCAATATCTATCTCCATCATCATTTAGAACTTCGAAATATCTTCGATTATCAACTCTACTAAGTTGAAGTTCTCTAGTGGTGAGTCCCATACTAGAACTTAAATCCATCAAATGTTTTCTTTGGTTTCTTTTCTTCGTAATCATACTCTTCATCTCTGCCATTGTCAAGTATATCTTGCTGGGCAGATTGCTCACAATCATAAAGTCTCATCTTGGCACGATCAATACCAACCACAAAACGTTTATGAATGGTGGGGTCATTATATCGATTCTTAAGTTGCTTGACAAGAATTTGACCAAGACCTTCAAGTTCTTCGGTAGAGATTAGAGCAAACATCAAGTCAGCAGTTGCAGGAAGACCAAAACTTTCAGAAGTATCCGTCAGTTCCACATCAGATGAACCATAACCAGAACGAGTTGTCTGTGTAGCACTTACAATAGGAACATTAAACTCTACAGCAAGACCACGAAGTTCTTCGGCAATCGACTTGACCAAAGTATAAGAGTTTACATTGCTACCACCCCTAAATCGGGAAGAAGAACAAATATTCAGATAGTCGATGAAAATAATATCTGGATGAAATGATTTTTTCAGAGCAAGTTCGTTAAGCAAAGACTTGAAATGTCCAGAATGTGCAGATGCAGTTGGATATTCTTTGATAATTAACTGACCTTGAGTTTTCTTTGCAAGACTTGTAACCTTACTATCAAACATCTGTTTCGGTAGATCTGCAATATCTTGAATAGGAACATTCAAGAGGTTCGCATCAATTCGTTCAGCAATTCGCTCTTCCGCCATTTCGAGAGTGATGTAGAGAACGTTCCTGCCTTGCAGTAGGACGGAAGAAGCCACATGGCACATAAAGAGACTTTTTCCGACACCTGTACCAGCCAAAGCGATATTGAGAGTCTTATTAGGTAGACCACCTTTTGTGATCTTGTTAAAGTATTCAAGGTCGAATTCAATTTTTTCCTCCTTTCGATGATAGGACTCATAACGTTCCTCATAGTCTAGCAGATAGTCGTGTCCAATGTGCGTATCAAAGGATACCGCTAAAGCATCTGAAAGAATGCTAGGAATACTATCTCGATTTTTCTTTTGATCTTTACCATCAGCAATGTGGATAGACTCCATAAGAGCAAGATAGATGGCACGATCACGACACCACTTTTCAGTTGTATCTACCAACCAATTGAATTCGGATGGTTGATCGTCAAGATAACTGATTACTTGAGTAATTTCTCTGAAAGAAGTATCATTAATATCTTGACGTTTTTCAACCTCAATACACAAAACTTCTTTTGTTGCTGGTTGATTGTATTCTTGAACGAATTTTAGAATTTCTTCAAAGATAACTTTCTGATTAGCATCTTCAAAATATTCGGATTTAATAAATGGAATTACTTTTCTTACATATTTTTCATTATTCAATAGGTTTCTAAGAATTAGAAACTCAATTTTATCCATAACTAAATTCCTGTCGTGCGATTTCGTCCAGTTGTTGCATTACTTCTTCAGTGAAATATACCTCAGGTTCCTTAAGAATCTGTTTAGCATAAATCTTCTTACCGTCAATTTCATAGCGTCCTGCTACATTCTTCCAGAGTCCACCAATCTCACCAAGTTCCAGAAGACCGTAGTAACGATCAAGACCGCGCTCATCATAATAAAGACGGACTTCAACATTTTTGTTCTCTTTACTCAAACGCGATTTAGCAGTCTTAGCCTTGATAATATTTCCGACCACTTCCGTTCCATCCTTTTCTTTCTTTTTGCTGAGATAAATGATTGTACTTGCTGCGTATTTGAGTCCAGAACCTCCGCCCATTTCTTTCGTTGGTACGTAAGCTCCGATGACATCGTATGTGTGATTTGTGACAAGAAGTGGAACATTTGCTTGACCTAGTTTAAGTGTGAGCATTCGGAA